ATTAGGTTCGTTGGCAAACTCTGGTTCTGATAAATCAACCAAACCTGCCAGTCTTTGCATGTCCTGCAATTCTTCCCCACCATCAGTCTGAACCTGTACTACTGTCACAGCCTGTGGTTCAGGGGCTTCGGCATGATCAATAATGTCTAATACATTACGAATAATATCTGTAATTTTCATCAAGATATTTATCAAAAATAAACCCGCCGAAGCGGGTTTGATTAGAGTTGAGACTTGATTCGATTTATAAGTTCTAGTGCTTCCGCATATTCAGAATATTCTACCATTTCCTCCATTGCATCTTCACTTTTTACTTGATCGACTATTCGCTGTACTGCCTCTTGTTTCTTTTTAAAATAGTATGAAAGTACGTATTCATTAAATTCTTTAGGATTCATTATCTATATCCTTTCCACGATGTTTTTGTTGACGTTTATACTGGTTCTTATTTTGAACAGTACGGCTACGAAAAGGACTGTCGTTATCAAACAGCACCTTGTGAGCACGAGTACGGCGAGGAATTATCAGTTGCATTTTTTCAGTTTTCATTTTAACTAATTGCTTCTACAATACGGTTATAAACGTCGGCTTTGCTTTTATAATATCCATAATCCCGATCAGTAGGATTAAAGTTCAGCCATTTATTTGCACGTTGATTACGGATAATATCTGCCTTCAAACTATCTTCGCTATAATGTGCCTTGAACCCGTCAAGGTTATAGTGGGCAATAAAGCCACTTGCGAGATACAGAAAATTATAACCAGTTTTATTTAGGTTATCAATATTCTTAACTGCATTGACAACATTGTTAACAATAAGAGTCTTTTGACGTTCGGTAATTGGTGTAAGCATTATTGTGCTCCCTTAACATAGTTAATAGTAGTAACTTTTGTACCATTGTGATAATCATCCGTTTTATGCGATTTTACTTTACCCGTGATTCTACCACCTTTAGTCATTTCAGACTTACGAGTAAAGAACGACACGCAATTGCCATTGTTATCATGACCGAATACTGAGTAGCAATCATAATCACGTAGGAAACGAGAATTGATCATGGTAAAATCGATAGTAACTTTTTGATCAATGGCACCGATGTATTCACTTGTCATTGAAAATTCGAGCATTTGCTCTTTGTTTGCTTGATCTATCTTAACACGACCAAACATTTCAGGTAACCATGCCACAATACCACAATCACTCACAGTACAAGATTCTTTACTAACTGCGGTGTTTAAGTTTTGTACAAAATCACTGACACGTTTTCCCATCAGTAATTTTAAAGTGATATCGCCATGCAACGCATTAATTGCAAGTTCTGCTTGTTGACGATCATCATCAGTAATAGTCAAACAAATTTCACCTTCTTTTTGCGAAACAGTATTACGCATCAGAACTTTGTTTGGAGTAACAGGAACTAGGGATTCAGTGGAGTCATCCCAACGCACAGAATCTTTGATAAGACCACTATTAAAACGATAAGCCGCAAAAGCTATTGCTGTAAGTTCTTTGGTAGCGATAGTCATTTCGTACTCCAGTTGATTAACAATGACTATATTATGCCAAAAAAGTTATTTTTGGTCAACTACTATTTTATTGTTGTTTCTCTGAAACAGTTGCCAAAATGTTAAAAGTTTGTTCCTTATCTTTTTCATAATTTAGAGAACGCACATAACATCCATGAAAATACATTGGTAATATACCCATAGCTATTATTGCCATACCACCAAAGAAACCACGCAGCCCACCGTCTATTCCACTAATTCCTCCAATTAATAAAATAGCAAGTAATAACATGTTACCTGGATGATGACCATAACCTTCAAGGTATCCCATACCACGAATCATATGTTTAAGATTTTTCATTTGGTAATTGAATTATTATCATTGTTGCATCGACTTCATTCTTTAAATAGATACGAGTACGCCTTCCATCGATTGGTGCTATGAACCAATTTTCGTTTCTTGTCCAATTATAATAGTTGATGCCTTCACCAGGTGAGGACACACGTACTGCTCCATACATACCATGCAGAATATCTTGAATGCGTGTTACCAGCTTATCACGTTTTCTAAATTCAAATGCGTAATTGTATCCCCAACTATGTCCTTTATATCTTTTATCAAGTTTTATAAATTTCATGGTCGCTGTGTAGGGAAAGGCCAAGCAGCAGAAGGTAATATTGTATTACCACCGCCATCATTACCATCGTCTTCTTCCTCGTCTTCCACATCTAAATTATATTTTTCATATAATTCATCAAACAATTTAATAATAACTTCTTGAGAAAGATTTGAACTAGTATCATCAATCATACTAAAATCCCACGAATCATTTTCTACATCATACCAAGCATACACACAAAGTTCTTCATCCGGACGGTGTATCAATGCCCATGGAGTCATATCATGTTCTGGAAATTCAAAGTCTGGTTCTGTAGAATTTTTATGAATAAAGATAGCATAAGATTCCATATTCTTGTTGCCACCCTCTGTATATTCTCCAGTTTCTTCATCATCAAGATCGCCATATCCATCAAAAATAATTTTAACTTCTGGACAATCACTGATATTTTCACCAATTTCTAAATTGTCAGGATCATACCATCTAGAATCAACTAGGTATTGTAGAACTTTATCTATCTTTTGATGATCATAGGGTGACGTTGGAAACGTATATGTGAATTCCTCTTCTTGGTTGATATTATATAAAGATACTTCAAAAGATTTAATATCATAATCACCTGCATTATTATCCAGTGCTTCTCCGTTATAATATACCTTGGAGAGTATGTCACCATAATCAGTTTCACTGTTAAATAATTTTAATTTTTTAGGATCAAATTCATCTGCTTCAAACTCGCCCTCAAAATATAATCCTTTTCCTCCCTGACACCACTGAACATAATATCCATTTTTTTGAATATTCATAAAATATTCTTCGCCTTCATACATGAATTCATAATCTTCATCATATTCGTGAATTAAATCATATGCGGTTCCTTTGAATACTTCGGTACCATTTTCATCCGTAATTTTCATTTCATGATAATCCATGTCCGGACCCCATGCATATAATACATCTGAATATTCATTATAGTATTCATCAAACTGACATTCTGTTGGAGTTTCATTTTCTTCATAATCGTAATTCTGATTCAGGGCATCACCCAAATCTTCCTCACGATCATTCCAATATTCGTACTGTTCTTTAGTAATAGTACCAATTCCAACATCCATCCCACGACTAAAAATTTCAATAGTATATTTCATATTAATCCTTTAGAGTATGCCAAACTTTGGGATCTATGCCCAAATAAATTTTGTATTTTTGATAATTACGCCACTCCGCTATTTTTTTTACAGTATTTTCTACCCAATAGAAAAATCTATCCCTAAACCAAAATGGGTTAAGAATTCCAAAAACTACTAATAATGTTAGTGGAGTAATAAGAAGAAATGTAAAAATATAAAAGAAGGCTTTAGCACGGTAATACCTGCCCCCTTCTTTTGTAAACAGAATTGTAGTAGCCATATGGCTATTGTATCAGAACAAATTCTTAGTGTAAAGTAATGTCTTCGTTGAATTGTTCTAAATTAGTGATGCCTAACATTTTCATGAGTTTATTAATGTTTTTAGGCAATTTGAACGGAAGATGTTCCGGAACAAAAACGGCTTTTATTTCGCCATCAGGACCAAAAATAAAACCATAATCCTCTTCCTCAATTTCTCCGGATTCTTCTGGATAAAACTCGTATTCAGCTTCAACTCTTTTGTTGCTCATTACGCCCCCTGTTGAGTGGATACAAGTATTTACCCTTGTTATTTAAACAATATAAGTGCCATCAAAACTGATTGAACAACGAATCCCATGCCTATTGTAACTATGTTTAGTAAGTCCCTAAGAATTACTGCCCTACCAAACAGCAGTACCAAACCTATCCACATAAACATGACTATATCTACACTAGGTGTTTTATCAGTTAGCCCAGTAAGCAATGCAAGTAAAGTAGGAATGGTAGCAGCATGCAAAGCAATAGCTGCTAACCACCCCAACGTCTCTGCAGAGATTTTGCTAAAATGCGTAGAGAAAAAATCTACTACTGCATTTTTAATATTATCGAAATCAATTTTTTTTGAAGTTTCCATTTTTGGTATTTTTTGTCTAGGTGTTGAAGTTAAAAGTGGCATTTACTATCCTGATTAACTACCATAAAAAATATGGTGTCCAATTTTAGCAATTGGTGTCTTCCCCCATCCAGGCTTGACATAATCAGCATGATAATACATTGCATTCTTGATACTAGGCAATCTAAATCCTTCAAGTAATACTTTTTTGGCAACTTCTGCACTTTCATTGTACAGCGGTTGATGTACTGGTTTTACTCTATGGGTGCCCTCACAGTACCACGAAAACTGACATACTACTTTTGAGTATATCACATTTTTTTGATACACAACAGCACAGATATCATTGGGGAATTGTCCACTCGCAGCACGATTCAATGTTACTTGAGCCACGGCAACTTTTCCTTCAAACGGCTCACTAGCTGCTTCCCAATAAATGTTCTGCGTTAAGCAACGCAACTGACGTGCACGGTCATCAGATGTTGCTACTTTAACATTCTGCATTTGTGCTTTTTCAACACGCAGACTTTCAAATTTTGCTTTGGTAACGGCAACTAAACAATATGTCGCCAACCACATTCCAAATACGATGGCCAAAAATTTAGCCACACTAGGTACTAATTGTTTCATAATTCTTCCTCCTTGTTCAGGTTGTAGATTTATATAACCCTGTAATTAGCAAGAAAACAACCACTATAACCTTTAATAACAGGTTATTATAGGGGTATTTTCACTAAATTTCAAGTTATATTATGCTTTAACTACAGATTAATGTTAATTGACAATTACATCCGTACTTGCCGAAGTAATAATATGATCACCATCATAGGCATCGCCGAGTCGCCCGATACGTAAACCATTAACAAAAACAGTTGGACTGAATGTACTCAATGTTGGTGCATGAGTAGAACATCCGGGTGCTGCATGAGGAGTCATAGGATCATTTTCTCTAACAACCCCTATTCCATTTACAAAAACATCTAATGATCCGCCATCGGTGGCTTGAATAGTTGGACTAGCACAATTATAACCAGTTCCATCTGGACTATCAACTGAGTCAGTACCATCTTTTCTAGCTACACCGGGCATGATTTTTTTCCTTAAGTTATTATGCTTCCACGAGTCACTGGCTCGATACCAGTCGTAGTTTTGATGTAATGTTTTTGCATGGCGTCAATACTAGGAGCATGCATAATAACATGTTCTTTTTGTAATACAACACCGGCATCAGCATCGGCTGTGAATAAACTTTGAATAAGTCCCATTCCTTGCGGACTAGGCATTACTGTACATGGCTTAGAAATTTCAAATCCCAGAGGACCGGCATCAACAATTCTTGCTACCACTTCGTCTCCGTTGACTAATTTAAAACTTACAATATCACCTTCTTGATAACCTTTAGATACTAACATTATTGACTTTTGACCTTTTCAAAAAAATCTGCTGATTGTTTACTTAGTCCATCAAACCCACCAGGAATAAGTTCAAATCCATGATAAATTTGTGGAACACTACGTAATCCAGCATCTACCAGCATTTGTCTAGATTCTGGATCTTTTTCAATATTCACCTCGGTGAATGCAACGCCTTTACTTTCCAATAGTGCTTTAGCACGATCACAAAATGGGCAATTGTTCTTTGAATACACTGTTAACATTCTTCTTCCTTAATATAAAACTTTGCTTTTGTTTCTTCTAACCATCTATTCCAAAAATGCAACCAAGTTTCATCATAACCTTTCCCTTGTTTTGCAGTTTCAGAATCTTTCCAAACATAACTACCATCTTTTTCTATATACATTTTTCCTTCATCAATTGCATTTTTCCTGTACTGCAATTGTCTTGTTTGTGCCAAAATAAATTCTTGTTGTTGATCTTCTGGTAATGTTCTAACCCAATCATCCAATTCTAATTGTGAACTACCTTCACCCCACTCAACAACAAACTTATGTCGTACTGGATTCATTACAAACTAAATCCCTTGAATG